TTACAAATAAACGAACTTATTATGCCATTTATGGGCATGATGATTATTATCATTGTTGGCTTAATAGTCAAAGACGTAGCAGGCGATGTTGCTAATGGATTATCGTTTAAATACTTTGGGCCTTTTAAGGAAGCCAAAAGTTAAAAAGAGAAAGTAATGCGGTTTAACGAAATCATAAAAGAGAGTCCAACATTAACACGCAACTTCCAAAGTGCTATGCGTGAGATTAGTCAGGAATTTGCGCAGTTACATAGACTCTTTATATCGCGTAGAACGGACATAGAATTAGATGGTCGGTATGATGATGTTATGGGCGAATTAAATAGTTCCTTCTCAAATTTAGAAGATTTAGAGAAACAAAACCTTAAACTCAATAAAGGTTAAATTCAATATTATATTAGGTTAAACTTTGTTATAATAACCAAAATTATAACTATTTGAGCAATTTATGGATTTAATGCTAGACATTGAAACACTTTCGACACACCCCGATGCAATTATACTAACTATAGGTGCTATTGGATTTGATCCTTTTAGTAACGATATCTATGATCAGCATAGTTTCTATTGTAGAGTAGATTTGGAAAGTCAAACAAACAGAACAGAGTTATCGGAAACTGTTGATTGGTGGGCAAAGCAACCAGCAGAAGCACAAGCAGAAGCATTTGCAGATAACGACAGACTGTCGTTGAACGATGCACTAGATGGGTTGTCCGCAGTAGCAAGAAAATGTCCAAGAATATGGGCTAATGGCATTTCGTTTGATATAACTATATTAGAACATGCATATAGACAGTGCAACAAGCCGTATCCGTGGCAGTTTTGGAGTGTTCTTGATGCTAGAACTGTTATGAAATTAAACCCTGTGAGTAGACTTGGTAACAGTCATCACGCGTTAGAAGATTGTGTAAACCAAGTAAGTTTATTGCAGGACAGCATTAACAGACTGGGCATAACAAAAATAGGTTAAAAATCTTCCACTAAGTCGCCTTGTTTCCAAACTTGAGAATGTTTTAATTCTTCGTTGCAGTTTAAACAAACAGTTTTAAGTATGTTTTCTTTATCGTTGTAATACACTACTAGTTGCTCTTGGTATAAAGGTGTAAATCCGCATTTTTCGCATTTATTTTTAAGATTATAGTGCGGGTATTTCTTTTTGCTAGCCTGTTTTTTAGCACAAGAACTGCAAGTAGAACGGTAGTGAGTAATACCGTTCTTTTTATAGTTTATGGCAACTGGTCTCTTACCGCAACTACATATTTTTCTTTCTTGCTGTTCTTGCTTTTGTCTAGGCATAACCTATGTTACGATTCCTGTAGTTTGTTGTGTGTATTGCTTGCTTAAATCATCAACTGTTTTAAGTATGCATAACACATTTGTTTGTTTAATTTTTACTTTAGCATCGGGACTAGCACTAAACATAAATGGACTTAGTGCTAGCCCTTGTTGAGCGGCAACAATTACCATTGGTTTATTTAACACAATCTCATCGGCTGTTTCGTCATCTAATTTAGCAATCATTTCTTCGCCGGATGTAAGTTTTAAAGAGACTGTATCTCCGTTTTTGTATATTGTTTCTAAAAGCATATTTTAAAGGTACCTTTGTTTAGTTAATGTTTAGGATTTTTATTTAGTCTTATTAAATTTAACAAATTTATTTATATCAAAGGTAAACAAAGGCAATTTAAAACGGTAATTTTATTGCTAAACAACTAAATAGTATTAATAAATTTTTTATAAGAATTCATCACAGGAGAATACAATATGGCATTAGTTTCACCAGGTGTAGAGATCAGTGTTGTAGATGAAAGTGCATACCCTGCCGCATCAACAGCAACAGTTCCATACATACTAATAGCAACTGCTGAAAACAAGATTAATGGCGCAGGTACAGGAACAGCATCTGGTACATTGGCATCGGCAGTAGGTAATACATACCTAATTTCAAGTCAAAGAGAACTAGTTAACACATTCGGTAACCCGTTCTTTTATAAAACATCGGGCGGAACACCGATTCATGGTTATGAACTTAACGAATACGGCTTACAAGCGGCGTATAGTGTTTTAGGTGTTAGTAACAGAGCGTATGTTCAACGTGCTGATATTGATTTAGCGGAACTTACACCAACTACAGTAAGACCAGAAGGTAGCCCAAATAACGGAACGTATTGGTTAGATACTAGCGATACTGCGTGGGGTATTTTTGAATGGAATCAAACAACTAACGCATTTACAAATAAAGTTCCTACAGTAATAACAGCAACTACTGATTTAGTAGGTGGTGTTGCAAGTGGTGCTCCTAAATCGAGTGTAGGAAACATTGGTGATTATGCTGTTAATGCAACAAACGCTAACAATCCAATTTATTACAAGAACCGTAATAACGTTTGGGTATTGTTGGGCGATAATTCAAATACAGCAACTACAGTTGATTTAGACTGGTACGATAGTTGGCCAGTAAAAACTAGTGCTAGCGCAGGTTCGTTAACAATTGCAAGTGGAACAACTTTAGTAATTAACGGAGTTACAACAGGCGCAACAGGCGGCACAACAATCGATGACGTAGTAACTGCAATCAACGGTGCGGCCGCAACAACTGGTGTTACAGCAGTTAATAAAGATAATAAAATTGAAGTATTTGCAGGCCACGATGCTAGCGATGGTACAACATCAGCTGGTAGTTTTGTTGTAGGCAGAGAATATAAAATTGACACAGTAGGAACAACAGACTTTACTGCTATTGGTGCAAATTCAAACACATCAGGCGAAACATTTATTGCTACTGGTGTCGGAGCAGGCACAGGAACAGCAGAAAACTTTAGTATTACAATTACTGATAATACTGGTGCTGGCTTAGGTGGAACATTCCCTACGATGAGATTGAGAATGAGTTCGCATGCACAGAATCCTGCTTGGAGATCAACAGACGATTCAACATGGGATGCAGGCCGCCCAACAGGATCTGTATGGATCAAAACAACAAGTGTAAACAATGGTGCTAATATTGCTATTAAGAAATATGATGCTACAACAGCGGCGTTTGTTACGCAAACTTGTCCAATTTACGAAGATGATGAGTCTGCAAATAAAGGGCTAGATGCAAGTGCAGGCGGAAGTACAATTTCAACAGGTGCTACATATGCACAGTTCGACACAAGCGACAACGACACAGGTACGTTAAAAGTATTTGTTAGAAGCGGTACAGGCGAAGTAGCAGTTACTGGTAGTGACACAGCGCCTACTTTTGTAGCAACTGAAACTTTTACTATACAAGCAAGTGTTAAAAATAGTGATGTACTTAGTACTGCTGTTACAGTAACTTTAAGCGGTACAACTGCTGAAGATTTTGTAAGTGATTTTAACGGTGCAGGTGTTAGCAATGTTTCTGCAACAGTAACAGCAACTGGTGCAATTAAAATAACACATACACAAGGTGGTGTTATTGTATTAAAAGACACAAGCGGAACACCAGTTGGCGATGCAGGTATTAGTTCATCATTGGATAACGTAAGAGACGGTAACGCTAGCGATTTAATTTTAAGTAATTGGGAAGTACTAGCAAACAAAACTGGGTTTAGTGCTAGTTCAACTGCACCTGGGCAAGATCCTGCAGAAGGCACATATTGGTATTACAGTGCTATCGATGAGTTCGATATTATGATTAATGACGGCACAGGATGGAAAGGATATCAAAATGTTACTAACGATATTAGAGGTTTCGACTTAAGCACTACAAGTCCTGCTGGACCGATCGTAAGTGCTACAGAGCCAACAACACAAAGCGACGATAGTGCATTAGTACACGGCGACTTATGGATTGATACAAGTAATTTAGAAGATTTCCCTAAAATTTACAGATACCAATCAGTTGATAGTGTTGATCAATGGGTTGCTATTGATACAGCAGATCAATCAACAGAAAATGGTATTTTATTTGCAGATGCAAGATGGGGAACAGCTGGTACAGTTGACCCAATTAGCGACAGTATTCCAACAATTTCATCATTACTTACAAGTGATTACTTAGACTTAGACGCTCCGGATCATGTTTTGTACCCGACAGGAACATTACTATGGAACACACGTAGAAGTGGATACACAGTTAAACAGTTTAAACTAAATTATTTTAATGCTTTAGATTTTGAAGGTTCGTTGCCGACAGAGACAAGTACTTGGGTGAATGCATCGGGACTTAAAGATGACGGCACAGCAAATATGGGTAGACTTGCACAACGTAGTATTGTTGTAAGTGCTCTTAAATCGGCAATCGACACAAATACTGATGTTAGAGAAGAACAAAGAGTTTATAACTTAATTGCATGTCCTGGATATCCAGAACTAATGACTAACATGGTTGCACTTAACAACGAACGTAACAATACAGCATTTGTTGTAGGCGATACGCCACTAAGACTAAACGAATCAGGTACAGATTTACAAACTTGGTCTTCGAACAATTCAGGAAACGGAACTACAACCGGCGATGGATTAAATGTTAACGACAACTACTTAGGTGTATTTTATCCAGCAGGTAAGACTACCGATTTAGATGGTACATCAATTGTTGTTCCATCAAGTCATATGATGCTAAGAACTATTATAAGAAGTGACGATATATCGTATCCGTGGTTAGCACCAGCGGGCACACGACGTGGTAATATCGATAACGCGAGTGCTATTGGATATATTGATAGCGAAGGCGAGTTTAAGCAGACAGCAGTAAGACAAGGAACAAGAGATACATTGTATGAGAATAATGTTAATCCAATGACATTTATCCCAGGCACAGGTCTTGTAAACTACGGTAACAAAACTACTAAGTCTGGATCAGCAATGGATAGAATAAACGTTGCTAGGTTAGTTGCTTATATTAGATCACAAGTTGAATCTATTGCTAAACAGTTTTTATTTGAACCAAATGACAAACTAACAAGAGATGAACTAAAAGGATCAATCGAAGGTATAATGAACGATTTAGTTGCTAAACGTGGTTTGTACGATTACTTAGTAGTGTGCGATGAAAGTAATAATACTCCATCGAGAATTGACAGAAGTGAACTTTATGTTGATATTGCTATTGAACCAGTTAAAGCAGTCGAGTTTGTTTACATTCCAATTAGACTTAAAAATACAGGCGACATTGACGCAGGTATGTAAGAACTAGTTAATAATTTTAACTCAATAAAAAAGCCAACTGTAACGTTGGCTTTTTTATTCCTTGCAAGGAGGAAGAATTTTGGGTTATAAGGCAGTTCTTTCCTTAGCCTCATTTAGCGAATCAAGCCGCTAAAGCGTATACGTCATTGTTTGCGTTTACTTTAGATGTTTTTAAGAGTTTCGTCTCTAGCGCCATTACTCTTCTGTCACGATATCGATCCTGTTTCAGCCCCATCAAGAAGCACACTAAAGAAGGAGGAAAGTAGAAAATGTGCTTCTTGGTGGAGCTGGTCGGCACTGCCCCGACGTGTATCATAACTCCAATTAACAGTTTACGCTGTTAAATGGCAAAGGCTATGGTTATGACCCACGCCTTGTACCAAATTTAGTACCGTCTGCGGTTACTCTGTAGTATAACCTTTTAACTTAATTAAGCAGGACTTCTGGTATTGCCCTTTTTCTTTTTTAACTATATAGGAAACACACCATCACATGTGCTAACCAATTTGTATTATAACACTATAAAATACAATGTCAAATTTATTTATTTAAATTTTTTCTTTGTAGGCTAAATAAATTTAACCTAATGATAATAGAAAGGTTTTTTCTAACAACTTAGGAGGTACTATGAAAAAGTACGATTGGGCAAAAGAAATACACGGCGGCGAACTAAATGAAAGACAAATACTTTTTATTTTGGGAGTTATTACAATAATTGGTCTAGTATCAATGTTTAACCAATAAACATAGGAAACAATAACAATATGTTTTACTCATAAAAAAAGGCAACCTTTTACAGTTGCCTTTTTTATTGGTTTAATATATTACTTATTAAAGATCTTATATAAAACTGCCGCCGCTACTAGTCCAACTAAACCTTGAGCACCTAGTTGTGCAACAATACCAGTGATTGTACCAATTATATCTCCGCCAATAAACGGAACTGTGCCACCGAAAATAACTTGTAGAACAATTGCTAGTGCAATTAGTGCTACGCCTGCTGTGGTTGCTTCGTTGATCCAACCTACTACTTGTTTTAACATAAGTTTCTCCTTATTATATAAAATTAGTTTATTTGTGTAGTCTTTTCGGACTACTTTAACCTTCGAATTACAAAGGATTTTTAATATGTACTAATACACATTAAAGTTTATTTAGTCATTTGTCAAGGTTATTAGAGAAATCGCCACTTTTTAGTGTTTTAATTTGATGACAATCACCACACAGTGTCTGTAAATTACTTGGGTGATTACATTCGTGATCAAGCACATATTTGTCATTAGGGTTTTCGGGTGGCACAATATGATCTACTTGTAACAGTCTATAAGCATACACAGTTCTAAAAGGTTCTGGCTCTAGGCGTAGACGTATGTTATTGTAAGGGTCATGCCCACATGCATCACATTTAAGTTTTTTGTGTAGTGTGTAAGGTCTATCTAGTCTGGCAAAGCCTTTAAATTCTCTAAGAGTTTTCTGGTGTTCTTCGCATAGTGTGTGCGATCCTGCGCCTTTGTATTGAGTAATAGGATTGTTGCATCCTGGTACTTTACATGTACCTTTGGGTTTGTTTTTTTTCTTTTCTTGTTTGCCAAATTCAGTGCTCTTATTGTCATCGAGCGCAATCATTGTTTGTTTATTTTTCAAAATGGATACATCGTGCAAAAAAAATAGTTATCGACAGAAGTAACCTAGCAAAAAAAAGATGCACTTTTGAATAGAAAATATTGTCATAAATAAGAGTACATATAAACACACGGAGATAATAATATGTCAGTATCATCTTTAACAAGGATGACAACGCCATTGGCAACAGACCAGTCTGGATCTAGTCAAGGCTTGTTAATGCCTAAATTAAAATATCGTTTTCGAGCGATATTTGAAAACTTTGGTGTAAGTACGCCGAGAACTGAATTAACTAAACAAATTATGGACTTTACGAGACCATCGGTAAACTTCGATCCAATTGATATCGATATTTACAATTCAAGAGTACGTCTTGCAGGTAAGCACACATGGGAAGACATTAACGTTACATTACGTGACGATGCAAGTGGTGCTGTAAGCAAACTAGTTGGCGAACAACTACAGAGACAATTAGACTTTATGGAGCAATCAAGTGCATCTTCGGGTTCTGATTATAAGTTTACAACTAAACTTGAAATGCTCGATGGCGGAAATGGTGCTAATGAACCGAACGTTCTTGAAACATGGGAAATTTACGGATGTTATTTAGCAAATGTTAACTACGGCGATATGAACTACGGTAGTTCGGAGCCAGTTACAGTTTCGATGACTCTACGTTACGACAATGCTGTTCAAACTCCTATCGGTAGCGGTGTTGGTGCCGAAGTTGGAAGAACACTAGGCGATAACGTTAACTAATAATCCATTATGGGATTCGGTAGTTTCCTTAAAAAGGAGTTAAAGGAACAGTTAGGTAGTTGGGACAACTTTACAGATGGCTTTAAAGAAGGCTTCTTTGGTACTGACTACTTGCGCGACTATAAACATGCTTCAAAAACTTTTGTTGCAGATGGTCAAGCACTTGCCCCAACTAACAAGTTTCTTTTTCATGTATATTTTACATTAAACACTGCCGAAATACCCGGGCTAGCACAAGCAATAGGTGGTGCAGAAGGCAAGTCGCGTATCGGGATACTTGTAAAGACTGCACAATTACCTAGTTATACATTTGATATTGAAGAATTACATCAATATAATCGTAAAAGATACGTTCAAAGAAAGATAAATTATCAACCAGTTACACTTACATTACACGACGACGGAAGTGATGTAGTTAGATCAATGTGGGCTAACTACATGATGTATTATTACAGCGACAGCGATTACGGATATGATGGTCAAGGATCCAATAACTCGGAATATAATAGTAGAGATATATATAACGATTTACGCCGTGTAAACGATTGGGGATATGACGGAACTGGGTTTAGTAATGGAACAAAACCTGCGTTCTTTAAAGACATAAAAATATATGGGCTAAACAGAAACAACTTTACGTCTTACACGTTAATAAATCCTATTGTATCTAGTTTCCAACACGACACGTTCGATTACAGTGCTGGAAACGGATTAATGCAACATAGCATTACTTTTAATTACGAAGCAGTTAAATACGGAAGAGGAAAAGTTGGAAGCGAAGTACGCGGATTTGGTGATCCAGCAATGTACGACACAACACCTAGTCCACTGCGTGCAGGTACAAAAGCAACATTATTTGGACAAGGCGGTATATTAGATGCAGGTTCAAGTATACTCGACGATTTAGCAAGTGGTAATATTTTAGGTGCTATTAGAACTGGCGGTAGTTTACGGAATACTTTAAAAGGTAAAAATATATCGAGTATTATTTCAAAAGAATTAGTAAGTGGTGCTATTTCCAGTGGGCTTAACTTTATATCAAACAGTGGGTCGAAAAGTAATAGTCAGTTTTCGATACCGTCGTTTGGATCTAATTTTGGATTAAATCTAGGAAGCATTTCGGGAAGTGCAACATTATTCGGTGGTACAAACTTTTCGAGTTTAACCTCAAGTTTAAGCACAAATTTACCTAGTATAGGACCTTTATCGAATACTTTTAATAGTATATCGCCTAGTATTAATTCACTTAAGCAACAATTTGCACCAGGTAGCGAGTTAAATAGCGATTTCACTGCTCTATTTTCAAACTTAAAGTCGGCTATTGAGCCAGGAATGAATATTTTAGAGAGCACAGTAAGCGATGTTGCCGAAACAATGAGCGAAGTTGAATTACCAAACATAAATGGGTTAATCGAAGATATCCCAGGTGTAAACAGCATAGCAACTTCAGCAACAGATGCGTTTTCCGATGTTGCAAAATCATTTGCTCCAATTGGTAAAGAAATGGCTAACACAATGAATTCGACTATTAATTCACATGAATTCAATACTTTTACAAATAAGTTTAAAGATGTTGCCGGCGATATTGTTAGTAACGGAAAGAATATATCACAGTAATGGCAGATAAGTTTAGTTTAGAAAAGTTTTATCAAGACCCTTCGCTTAATATTAATAGCGAGCAGTATTCTGTTGTGTTGGGATTTTTTAAAAAAGTAACAGATAGTGATAAATCTGCAGAAGCATTTGCGTTAGATTTATTTCGTGTAGCAAAAGCAACTGAAGTAAATGTACTAACACTATTAGAAGCAATGCACAAAAAAGATAAAATAGGCATTAACGAAGTTATGTGCTATTATCTTAACCAAATACGATCGCAATCTGCGTTGCTTGGTGTTGCGAATGTACAGAGTGCTAATCAAAACGTTGCTCGAAACATAATACAATAATGGTATGGCACTTAAATATAGTAAAGGCCATTTTAAACCTAGAAATCCAACAAAGTACGTAGGGAAAGGCTCCATTATATATCGCAGTTCGTGGGAATTAGCATTCATGAACTTTTGCGATACAAATCAAAATGTCATGGAATGGGCAAGCGAAGAAATAAAAATTCCGTATCGTAATCCACTTACCGGAAAACAATCAATATATGTGCCAGATTTTTTAGTAATATATCAAAATAAAACAGGCAAAAAGGTTGCTGAGCTAATTGAAATAAAACCAAAAAAGCAAAGTGTGCTAACAGAAAAGTTAAATACAAAAGAACGAGCAACTGTTGCTATTAACTATGCTAAATGGGAAGCGGCGATACATTGGGCAAAACGCAACGGTATCAAATTTAGAGTGATCACCGAAGAGCAGATATTTAAAAAATGACGAAGAAATTGGAAGAGTTATTTGATTTACCGGAATCGGAACAAGAATCAATCAATTTGACACCGACGGCGGAAACAGAGATACAAGAAGTAGTAGAGTTATCAACACTCGAAAAAGTCGAAGCGGCGTTAACTGCTGTTCGCGGATTAGAAAACGATTCGGAAATGGATACTATTGCGCAACAAGCAGTAGACAGTTTCCAGGAATTAATGAACTTAGGTATGAACGTTGAACCAAGGCATGCCGCTGAAATATTCGGTGTTGCAGAAAGAATGCTGAACACAGCACTTAGTGCAAAAGATAAAAAAACAAACAAAAAGTTAAAAATGCTCGATCTACAACTTAAAAAAGCAAAGTTGGATATGGAGCAAGGTCAAGACGGTCCAACTGGTGCTAGTGGCACAGTAATGGACAGAAATGAGTTACTAAAACAACTTACACAAGGTGTTGACTCTGTAGTTGATGCAGAAGAAACTAAAGAATAAACATAAATACAACAAAGTTTAACGTTAACGAGAAAGATTATGAGATCATTAAAAGACTATTTGTTTGAATCAAAACAAGTATACGAATACCGTATTAAAGTAGCAGGTGAATTAACCCAAGAACAAATTGAGCGTATGGAACAAGGGTTTGAGGCATTTGATATGATCAGTCTTACTGAACCTAAAAGGTTGCCAGTGCAAGAAAGTCCTATGGGATTCGAAGGTATAACAAATACCGAGGTACATATTATGGATGCTAAGTTTAATTACCCAGCATCTACAGAAGCATTTACTGATATCTGCAGACAAGCAGGCATTGCTGGTAGTAATGTTATTGTTATGAATAAAGCATTCGAAGATTCAATGATGGATGAGGAAAGTCGCAAGAATGAAGGCGACGATGCACTACTTAATAGCGATTTACCAGAAGACCATCCAGCAATTAAAGACGCTGTGGTAGAATACGGCACAGTAGCACAAGATAAAGATGTTATTAAAAATGCGGCAAGAACAGAATACGAATTTGCTAGCAAAGATGTTGCGCCAAAGGCACAAACAACCAATGATTTACCACAAGAAGATAACGGGCCATTTTCAAACGTTAGTAGACCCGAGTTACCAAAAACTGGCAAAAAGTGATGAAAAAACTAAACGAAGGACCAAGAGTACATTCAGACCATACAGGGCATCATTTAAAAAATGCCGACGGCGAAATTGTACAGTCTTTCAAAAAAGATAGAGAGGGCTTAAAACATGCTCGACAGTCTATGTACAAGAATTTTAAAGGACTTAATATGAAAAAGCCCGAACCAGAACAATCAGTTGATGAAACAATCAATGAAGATTCTTATAGTCAGTACGTAGAGTTAGCAAAGCGTAATAACGCAACAACATACGAACAAGTTATTGATTTACTATCTCAGCAAGGATTGTCGGAAGAGGAAATGTATAACATTGCTGATTACGTTATGAATGTTATTGAAGAATCGCAACAAACAACAGAAGAAACCGTTAGTGAAGAATTTACAGTTTTACCAAGTGC